GCATCATGTCCCTTTTTCACACGAATTGAAATACCGCTTTCTTGCGCTATTGAACAATTTACAGCGTTCCAAAAATAATTTGTGATAGCTTCCTCTATTGTGATATTTCTTCGTCTGCATTCCATTCCTAAAACATATGGGAAGTCCCACTCCATCCTTACAAAGGATGTAGCTTTTCGCCCTCTTCCGACCCGTCTTTCTACTGGTTTACAATATTTTAAGGGTGTAACGTTTCCTTTATCATCTACCGACGCATAAAGTTCTTCACTTATTTGTCTATCTGTTTTCGGACATATGTAAAATAAATTTATAGAATATGTTTGATGGTTACTTGGTTGCACATTGACCATTTTTTTTATTTTTCGGAAGGTGAAAACAGATAGCCAAAAAGCATCTTTATGTTCTTCCTGTTCTTTTTTTGTTGGTTTTCCAAAAGCCGCAGCACCGAAAGCTGGCGTTTTGTCGGGCGTAAAATATCCGCTGCTTTCATATTGAGCCGTCTCAAAGTCTGAATTAAAAACAGAAACACCTATTTTACTAAAAAGCTTGTAACTGTCTGCGTCTATTTTTTTCGTGTTTTTTAAAGCTTTGAAAGTGTAATCAAGATTATCTAATAAGTCTCCAAGGTAGTAATGAGCACCATAATGCGCTTTTTCCCGTTGCTTTCTTCTTTTTTTGATTGCTTTCTTTTTTGCAAACAAACGCCGGAACCAGTTTTTAATTAAATTAAACATTTTTTTCTCCTCCCAAAGCAGCATAGCCGCAGATATCTAACCAAGAATCCTCTTTATCTGAGTGTATCAACCGCGCAGTTTTGACTAAAATCATGCAAACCGCAACTTGCTGGCGCGTGATGGGTTGTCCAAGAAAAACTGACCACATGTCCGCAATGTTTTGAAAGTTTTCTTTTGCATCACCGTAGTCTTTGGCACGCTCACCGTTAATTATAAGGCCAGCTTTTTCTAAAATCTCGTCGCGGTTCATTCCATTTTTTCCTTCGGATAACTCCACAAGTTGCACTTTAAGCATTCTTCGCGACAATATCTGTCTAACCAAACAGTCCACTCGTGACCACAAACACACTCATATCGCCACTCATACATTTCCCAACTATATGGATAAAAAGATTTATGCTTCATATATCATATCTCCTTGTGGCATCGTCGGGCTCCATTATGTACAGCGCGTTCCGGCTTCGCGTGACGCCAACATAAAACACACGGTGAATATCATCAGGAGCCCAGCGTAGAGTATCATCTGCGGCAGGCGAGAGGTCCGTGAACAGAACGACGTTATCGGCTTCGCCGCCTTTGGCACCGTGAATTGTAGAAATAACAATCCGCGGGTCGCCGTTAAACTTCTCGCCCCTTCGCAATAAAGCCACAATATACGCACGATCATCGTCTGGAATCCTATCCATTGCAACGTGCCAGACCATTTCGTTTGTCGCAAGCAAGCCGTGGTTTTTTTGCAACGTGTCAAGTGTAAAAGCATCGTCGTCTTCCACACTTCCAAGCTTTTTAAACCCACGTTTGATGCGAGTGTTGCTTGACATGAAAGAATATATCTTTTTGACCACGTCTCCGGTAATTTCATTACCTTTGCGCATTTGTTCCCAGCCATTTACAGCGTCACTGATTTTTTGGCTGATGGACCGTGCGCCACGGTATTCGAAAAGATATCCAAATGATTTGAGAGTTTCAGCTACGGGGGCTAACAAATAGCCTGCTTGGCCCAAAATAAGCCATGAGCCCTCTCGCATGTCGAGTTCCGCTACATTTACGACGCGGTCCACGTTGCCAACGGAGTCTGTTCTTGGATAATAGGTTTTGACAACGCGTTTGCTAATGCGCTTAACAATCCGTTCCGCCACTTCATGCACAGATTGCGGTATTCTATAAGACTGCGCCAAAGTATCTGACGCGCCCTCCAAGCCTATAAAGTGATCAACGTCCGCTCCGGCCCAACGGTAGATGGCCTGATCGTCATCACCTGCGCAGTACATCCTGTCTGACTTATCATCCAGCATGTGAGCGATGTCCCACTGCAAAGGCGAAAGGTCCTGTGCTTCGTCAACAAAACAAAGTTTGAAGTTAGGGCAGAAGTTGTGACCCTGCTCTGTAAAACTTTCTAACATGTCAGTAAAGTCGTGCATGTTAAGGTTTTTCTTATATTTTTTCAAGCTTTCCGCTACGTAGTTTACCGTATTCCATTCAAGTTCCACATGACTACGGTTGTACTCTTCGCGCAGCGGCACTTTTCTCATGCGAGCCAAGTTTATTAACCCTAGTATAGGGTCGTTCATTTTTAACATGTCTGGCAAATCGTCATCGAACGAAGGCGTTCTGCCTGTTCTTATGTGGACCCCAATTTGATCAGATAATTCTCTGTAGTTTTCGTCCTGCATTACTTGCTCCGGTCGTATGTCAGAACAGGTTAACGCAAGACTGTGTAGCGTGCGAAAGTAAAAAAGATCTTTTTTTGGGTCGAGATGAAAACGTTTTGCGGCACGCTCTTTGGCTTCGTTAGCCGCTTTTCGTGTAAACGCTAAGAAAGCTATGCTCATTGGTGCAGCGCCCTTTTGCAGGGCGTCATCAACCATGTTAAGCAGCGTTGTTGTTTTTCCCGTCCCCGGTGGTCCGAATATTCTGAACATTTTTTTGCCTCTTGTAGATTTGCCCGACCCGTTGTTTTGTTATGTCAAAAAACTTGCCTACGGCTGTTTGTGTCATTCTGAGTTCGTCAATCATGCGAACAATTTCGTTGTCCCGCTTTTTACCTTTAAACTTTCTCGGTCTTATCAAAATGGTGTCTCCCTTTTAAAATCGGGTGTGGTTAACTCTATGTCGGCTACGTCAAAGGCTGGTATGCGCCAAACACGCACCGTGCGTCCTTTAATTTTCATTGCGGTGCTTTGCCCGTTTATGTCTCTCAAGCGTTGTGCAATCTTGTGAGACTTATATTCAAAAAACTTGTTCTTTCTGAGAAAGCCCTCAAAGTCTTTCAAACGAAAGTAAGTGATCTGTTCTTCTTCATCCGTCCACGGACGGCGCAACAAGATTTCTTCTTTATCCTGTGCTTGCTGCAAGTAACGACAAAACTCTTCCAGATAATCATAAAACTGTCCGCTGACACTTGCGTCTACTGCCACCTCAATAATAGCGCTTTCGTTGTCTCGCATTTCGTTCAACAGAGAACTTATGCGCCCTTCCCACTGCGGTTTGGATACGGT